ATCTATACCTGTAACAGTGGCATATTCCTTAGAAAAGGACTCTTCACTATCTATAACACGCGCATTGAGAACTGAGGTGGAGAGTTGTATAGCCTGAAGCCGTTTTGCAAGAGACGTTTCCCCACCTGCAGCAAGGAGGGATGCCAAGTTTTTGAATTTATAAGTACCAGAAACAAAATCCAAAATAATGTTAACTGTACTCTGAGTAATGGAACCCAAAGCAGATAGAGATGTGTAAATAGCCTGAAGGCTAGACAGTCCCCAATATTTATTAGTCTGGAGAAGTCCTGCATAATTACAAGTAGGCGCTGGATCATTCTTAAATTCAAGCACCCTCGTATAATGTATCTTATAACATACATAAGTGTCTTTAATGTAATATTGAACAGAATATCTAATAATTTTGCCAAAGGTAGGAGACATGGGATCCATATCCCAGTCAGAGTCCTGAAGGTCTACACAGGTGGCGTCAATAGGCTTAAGGAATTCCACTGTGCGCACAGCACCCTCGTTAAGTGGCTGATCTACAGTTCTACCATCCATAGCTCCAATAATAATCAGAGAGCCACGATACTGCCTCTGAAATGAAAGCGCCGTAAAAAGGGCTTCCTCTACTCCAAGACGCTCAAATTCCCTATCTACCTTCTTCCTAGTATCTTCATCTTCTATCCAAATACCTTCCCGAGTAGCATCCTGAGGGACAGCATTGACTATGCGGGAGGCAAGTCCGTCACCAAGGCAAAGCTGAGTGAGTTCGTCATCATTAAGAATGGTTGCATTGCCATAATGTGTCCATGCAGTCTTGTCCTGCCTCTGACCAAGACCTGTAGCCATGTTAGACCATGCTTGGCTATCATAAAGAGCAGTATCAGCATGAGGAGTACTTTCTACAACGGGATCTATTTTAGCTTTAGGAGGCCGTCCACGACCCCGCTTGACTTCTGTTTCTGGCATTGTATACAAAAGGATACACTACTGTATGATTTTGTCAACACCCCTCATAGTTAAAACCTAAACCCCTTATATTGCTCTGCCCACATACTACTATCATACAAATTCATGGAATTAGTTAGAGAAACATAACCTCCTTCCCGCAAAAGAGAAGCATATGAATCAGCAACATCATCTGCACAATCTTTATCTTTCTCGTTCCACGCCAATAACATCTCAAGATACATAGGATCCCCCTCCTCAGCAAAGACGGTATTCTTAAATCCCGCATATCCTATAGTGGCAATTTTAGTCTGCTTATTCTGTTTTTCATTATACTGCTCAGTAAATATACCTAAAGATTGTGCTCTAGGGTCTCCTGCAATTAAGTCCAGTAGAAACCCCTTATCACCATTATCCTCCGCATAAAGTACCTTGGCTTTATATTTACTCATCTTCTCGAATATAAAAGGAATCCAGTCTTTTGCATGTGTCTGTTCAGCCCAGCCTATGCAGCCCATCTTATTATTAGGCAATTCACACATAATCGTAAGGGCACAATAGTCTCTATCCTTATCGCCGGGGGAAGAGTAAGCAGCATCAATATGCGCTTTAATATTCTTGGCATGAGCAAAATCCCAAGGTTTAATCTGCTCATCATTAAGTACAAATATCCTATCGGCATCTGAGTCAAAACGTAGTTCATAGTTACAGGCAAAAAGTAATGGGCCGTTAGCCTTACGGGCTTGTTCTATTTTCTCTGTAGACATAAATGGTAAAGACTGCCACGGGAAAACTTGATGCCTGATACCCTGCTCCTTCAGCTCTTCTAGTCCGTCGTTTATAGCCCAACTTGTTCCTGTAAATAAACAAACACACCCCGGAGAAGCAATGTTAGCCCGTATCTCTGATACAATGAGCTTAGTAAATTCCCGCTCTGATTTATATATACGATCATGAATATCAGTAATATCGTCCAGCATAATACATGAGGAAAAGTGCTTTCCAGTTATTCGTGAATCCAGTCCCAATGCTTCAAGAGTTGATTCTGGAGTATGGTCTGTTCGTACTGATAGATTAAACTTACCCTCTTTCCTAGTAGTAAAGTGCCATTCTGCTTTATCAGGAATTCTACCGTTTCTATCTGCGAACCACACAAATGTAAGAAGTTCCTTAACTGCGGGAATCTCCATCATTTCAGAAACTGCTTTTATTACTTCCGCTGCTGCAGTATACCCTTTTCGTACAATAGCCATAGTAGCATTTCTATCGCGCATAAGACGGTATATAATCCCGATTTCTATAACTGCTGTAGTTTTATATGAGCCACGAGATGCTTGCAGGAGGGTGTCTTCCTTTGCAAGGTGCATGTATTTTATCCAATCACTGTGAATGTCAGTTAAAAGGGTTTTGCCACATAGCCAACCAAGTTTGACTGGATTATTTATAATATCTTCTACTATTGCCCACGTATATGGGCTGCTTCTTGACATTAGGTATCTCCTATAATGGAAATAGCCTAACAGAAACTACTATTTTGTCAATGGGGGTCATAAAAACAAAAAGCCCTCCTGATTAAAGAGGGCGAGAATCAGCACATGTACAGACATTACTCTTTAACTATTCCGCCTTTTGAATTCACCAGATAGTTGACACCCTTCACGGTAATCCGCTGTATGCTGAAACTATACCCATTATATACAATTTCCCCCGGTTACAGCATCTGCAGAGACAACTGCCTTAGAACACTGCGGTACAAGATTTGCGTTACTACCACATCCCGTGAATACTGCCACCACAGCCAATGCAGAAAATACCAAAAATGCTTTCTTCATACTCTATCTCTTTTATTTTTGTCCTGTTTTATGTCTTCCTGAGCCCCATTTGAGCACATTCCTAAAGACTTATCCTTGCTGCAGTAGAAAACCCAAAAGATTGCCTTCCAAACATCACACAAGCACTGCACAGCTTTCTGCATCATCATCATCATCCTCCACTATGATAGCCCCATCCTCAGATGATACTACTACACGAACGCCATTACAATGTCCAACATAGCCACCGAAGCAATCGGAGTATTCCTCTGCATCCTCAATAATAGCGCCTTTAGCAAAACCAAGTTTTTCGTTAGTAATTAGAACTCTCATATAAGCCCCTTATCAGCCTTCCATTCAGCTATAAGCTGTTCTAATGTACATCCCATATCACCCAGTTCCGTCTCTGAAACAATATCTTTGACTTCTGCCAAAATATCCTCTGGTGACTTACCAAAAGCATAAGCATTATCAAAGAAAATCAACACAGATTCCTTCCAAATCTCAAACTTATTCATTACCTGTTTCATGTCCTACCTCCTGTACATCCATACTTACTATTATAACTTATTTAAGTGTCTTTGTCAACGCCAAGCTTCATCATATTCATCTAAAAGCTTAATAATCTGATTGGCATACTGAATACAATTAGGAGGAACTTCAGACCATTTTTTCATATTACGGAGATTTGTCTCCCCCCAAGTATAGCTAAGTACGCCAAGATATACAGATCCATCAAATTCCTTAATGAGATATGCTAAATATCTACAACCCACCTGAGCATTGTCTTCTGGATCTTGCCAATTAAAAGTTTTATAATACCCATCATGAAATCTATCTGCGGCTGATATAATATACCTACGATAGATCTGCATTATCCCGCATGATCTATATCCATTGACTACTCTGGACATAGCTTTAGGGTTGAAACGGGATTCAGTATAGGCAACACAGTGAGATAGCCCAACAGGAAGCCCTGCTTCGTTTCCCTCTATTGTAAGAATATTATAAATATACTCAGATTCTACCCAGTCTTTAGGACACTCTGCATATAAAGCACTTAGGCAACAAAACAAAAATACTATACATTTTTTCACTATATCTCCTATTATTTTGGGAACATATCCTTCCAATGGGTTAAAATGTACCACCCACCTACAAGCAACAGACACAAACAGGTGGTGTAATCTATTATGGGGGGTCTATCATTGTTGACTATTCCACTTATCAAACATAGCTGGAATAGTCATAGGCAATTTGGTTCCATCACAAATTAGAGATACTATAACCATATTAGGATAACCATTATCTCTATATTTCTGAAATATATCAAATAGAGTTATTTCAAATTCCTCATAAGAAGGTATATTCCCTGTGGAACCCTGCACAGCATCATTCAGCCACTCATTTTCCATGGTTTCTAGTTCTCCTATTTAATTCCTCAACACAAACAGCATATTGTATACCGCCATCTTCATCTCCGATCTGCACAAACTGATCTTCTGATTCAAGGTAAAGTTCTTCATCGGCGCAGCCTCTTACAAAAAGAACGTATTCGTCATATTCTTCTGAAGTCATGAAACATCTCCTTATCTAAATATATGATTGAAAGCATAACTGTAACAAACCGTATAATATACAGATCTCCCTGTAGCTGGTTCTATAATCACGCCATTGTATCTGACAACAGCATGATTAATATCTTCCCCACCGAATTCTATAGTTCTAGCTGATGTATCAACCAGACAAAGCTCTCCCTTTTTATGAAATACAATGTACATAATGTTAAGATACATCAGAGCTTTTTCTTCACAATCCCCATGCCCTGATACAACACACTCATAAAGAGACTGTATATTATCAGATGCTAGATATCTGATATGGGAATTGATCCACAAAGGAATGTCTTTCTCATTTTGTATTGATGAGAAATCCCCATAATACAGATTAAATCCACAGTACCTATCACTGTAGTTTGTATCATATGCTTCATTCACCATCTGCTGACAACCAGTAAGGATTATCACTACAAACATAACACCAATAAGGTTCTTCATAATTCGCCTCCTAATTAATGAATATATTATAGCATAGGTGATGCAGGTATGTCAAGCAGCAAATTGGCCTATAAGAGGGTATTTTTGGAAATTTTATAAAATTAAGGTCTTGCAAATTTGCCATGAAACTCCTCCAGAGCCTTGCAACGAGCTTCATAGGCTTCTTCTGCTGTATGGAAATATCCCACACTATAGGTTTTATAGTCTTTGGTTATTCTGGCTCTGTATAAGTTCACCCGTTTCTCATACACTACTCCCTTATACCCACTATTGTTCTTTCTAGTTCTCCCATTCCTACAATTCTCTACATTTGTGCATACCCTGAGATTCTGTTTCCTGTTATCTAACGTATCCCCGTTAATATGGTCTACTACTTTACCATCCTTATAAGTACAGCCCATAATAAACCTATTTAATCGAATAACAGGTTGCTCCCATATGCAGTGTTCAAAATAGGGATCTCTGCCTGATCCTAAACTGCCCACATGCCATGCTAACGCCTGTATACGCCCAAGATCTTCGTCATCGACTAATACTGTGTAACCTGAAATTTGTATTTCTGCCATTTATAGCTCCTTATGAAAAATAAGTTATCAGAAAGAGAACATAACGTCAATAGGGTAATTGCCTATAAGGAGTAAAAAATTGCATCAAGAATTGCTTAACAGTATATACCAAAAAGAGACCCATACGGGGGGGGTCAATTTTGGCGCTATGGGTACTGTAGTCTTAAAGTGTACTACACCATATATAATGCCTGTTAATATGTGCATAAGTCAGCATCAAGCCACAAAGTCTCTGCTTCCTTGTTTACATACGCTATAGGTATCATTATGGGTATGTTATTGAATAGTATGTTATATAATCTATAACATTACCTATAGTGTATAATGGCTTCTAGTTCCCAGAACGTGCATTATGCGCAGTAAACCACACCATAGGCATGATGATGCATAGGCGCTACATATGGACAAGGCACACTATAAGAAAGGGATATTGTTTGCACAACGGGCAGAACACTATATATAACACCTGTTATTTTACTATACTGTATATCACACACTGTATCAAAATGACACACTAATATGAGTCAAAATGGCACACTTCCCCTTTACTCTAGGGTATACCAGATAGTTGCAATCTTAACTTAATTACTTCTGCCTAGTTCAAATACTGTACTACCTAACTAATACACTAATACTATGCTGCCTTATATGACAATACTACAATATAACATATCTATTATCTTATATAGGCTACTTTATTATGTATATGGCATAAAAATACCCTAGTATTGCGAGTACTAGGGCTTAGACAAGGAACTATGGGTTTATTAACAGGATACTTTATTGATCCTATACTCGTGTATTGTCACTATACGGAAAGTATAGGAAGGGTTATTGCTTGCTGCAAAATACATATCTTTTTGTGCCATGCCTAACGTATCATAACTCCCTTGTCTTATATCTGTAAACGTACCTACTGCATTAGTCCAGAATCCCATTTTACTGTACTCGATATGGTACTGCATTTATATCTCCTTTATACGTGCTAGATATTCCATAGCAGAATGGAGTGCACATCCTGCTGGAAGCCATATACCTAAATACTTGACATAAAATACACCATTTTCTCGTTTCATTTAGATATTACCTGAACTACTTTAGCATAACCAGAAAGTAATGCTGCCGTTTTTGCATTGGCTCTGCTAGTTGCCATGATCTCAGATACCTTAAATTCGCCGCCGTTCATTTTCCCTGTTACAATAAATGTTCTCATATAAATTCCCCTTTGGTTTGTTTCAACCATATAATTACTATACACCATAGTTAAAACATTGTCAAATAAAAAACCGGCTTTTTAGGCCGGTTTAGTGGTTTATTTATTCATCCTTTAATATGTATGTGTTTCACCTAAAATCGTTATATCTACACTATGATCTGCATATCCACTAATTTCCATAGTTGACACTATTACTTGATATGATATATAAAAACCCATAATAAAAGCGCCAATGATTGCCAAAATAGCCGTTGACTTTTTCATTCTACAATTTCCCCCATATCGTTAAAATAATACTCATTGGCTTCTAATGTTTCGTAGATTGCTTCTTCGCTGGTCAAGTACTCATATTGTTTTTCCAGTTTGCGGTAAATGACTTGCATAATTTTGCAGCAAGCATCCAGAATTTCAGATTCTGGAATAATGGAATATGGAATATCATTGTCAAATTCAACATCTTTGATTGATACTGTATATTCATGCTCATAGTGACTACTTGACTTATAAAGTGTGAACCGTGCATCTTCAAAAGGTTTCGTCAAGTCAGTTAAAAGTGTAGCAAACAAGAGAAAAAACTCTTCCTTTGGTGCATATGCTGCCAATCCTGCAAAATCTATACCTGCTTTGGAAAAATTACCCGTAAAGTTTGCTCCATCTCCTTGACTGGAAAAACCTGAAAAATGAATTTCGGGGGTATTAAAACCACAAAATCCAAGCATAGTTTTAATATCATCATAGTCAGAATCATACCAGTCAAATTCCGTATTAATATCATAATTCTTTTCTATGATCTTCTTGTAAAGCTCGGGACTTTCTTCCTTGATTGTGTCAATAGTCCTCAATTCCACTTCAATAGTCTTTTTCATATTCAAATTCTCCTCTTGATTAACCTTATCATTTTATCTGCTATCGTGTCAAGCAGAAACCTTCTCTAAACTGTACAAAAGAACAGGATGCAAGCCCGAAAGGTCAACAATAGACACAATCCGCGCATTTTCCATGCGGACGCGCATTACACGGCCTCGATAACAAATTTTCCGGTTAAATTCTGTTACGTCAAGGGAAAAATCCTTGTATAACATGGAATAAAAGGCGTTTTCAAACTGACTGATATTAAATTTACTCATAATCGTTATCCTGACCCAAAATATTCAGAGTTATTGTGTTATCTGGATGAACAGTGAATTCTGTAGTAAGTACAATAACCTGATAACATACCACAAAACCGATCACAAAACACACCATGCCAATCAAAATACCCTTGATAATGTTCTTCATAAAATTCTCCTCTCAAATATCTATGCTAGGCAAAAAAGCCTAGTAGTTTACAGTCATTTTAACAGTTTTAGCATGTTCTCTATTGATATGATAAAGGGTTTTCCCTTTATGTTCAAGGATAGGGTCAACATATTCCACTTCTTTAGCTTTCATGGCACGTGCAAAATTATTGCAGGCATTTATCAATCTTGCCTTATCTGTTGCTTCTTGTATCTGGTTTACTGTCATATTTGTATCTCCTATCTATATATACTATAGACCATGCTAATAATCTTGTCAACAGAAAAAGTAAAAATAAATAAAAAACCGCACGATTTTTACTTCATGCGGTTCACGGCTTCATTTTCTTTGTTTTGACCGTTTCGGGTCAACTCTTTTTAGCTCATACGGTTTACCCGACTTTTTTGGCATTTTCTCGAAATTACTCATAAAAATTCCTCCTATTCAATCCAAAAAATCGCTTTCAATTCTGCTACTATTTTTTCAGGGTTTTCGACGTCATAAAAAATAGTATGCTCATTACCAAAATAATCAACTATAAAAATGTAATTTTCTTCTGAAGTGAAAAGATGTATTTCAATGCTTTTCACTTCTATGTAAGGTTGATTTTCTTTTATATAGTATCGTCTTCCGGTTTCCCTATCATGCCCGACAATGATTTTTTTTCCGTTGACGGTGAATCCTCTTGTATTAAGCATTTTTTGCCCTCCTGAAAATTACCCTATGTGAATACTGTTTTTCATTCTCCCGATAGGATTTATAATCGTCCTTTATTTCTTTCAGGCTTATTGCAAGGCCATTGCTTTTTGCTTCATATGTACAAAGATCATCCCAACCATATCCATAATTACCTTGTAATACCTTTTTATAAGTGTACTTCATTTTGCTTGCACCTCAAGGACAAATACCCAATAACTTTTTTCAGACTTAGGGAGATACCCGAGATGGTATTTTCCCTGCCAATCAAGCTTTTCGGCGAGCATTTTTGCTACTGTAATAGCATTTTCGGTAGGATTTTTGCTATAGTCCGCGCTCACGGTAATTGATCCAGCTTGACATATTGCTTTATAACGTAAGCCTCTTGAATTAGTTGGCCCCATAAACTTTACCACGATTGATGCCATTCCAAATTCTGCATTAAATTCTACTGCCATAATTCACCCCTTGCCGGTTTTATAGGCGTCCGGCTTGCCTTGATAACCTAATTATAAACTATCTTAAGAAAAATTGTCAAGCCTCAAAATATGATTGCCATTCCTTCAGACACTCCACAGCTTCAAAAAAATCATCGTATCGGCATTTTCGTTTTAATTCATTACCAACATAATGAGCTACAATATACCAACTGTTTTCTTTTGTTAGTGATACCTATTCCGTATCATGTAATTCATTCAGAATCATTACAATACTCATAGTCAATTCCCCTTTCGGCTTTTCTTGCCGTGTTACCTTATAGTATCATACCCTTATAAAAATATGCAATAGGTAAAATACAAAAATTGTCATAATTTATATATTTCATAGGGTATTTTATGTTTACTATATGCCTTAAGTAAAGCATCTTCTATAGAATTATATAGACCACACCTCACACCTTTATGAAATACCTCAAATTTATTACGTTCTGCATTGTATCCGATTCCGGGATACCCTAGCTTATTCCTAGTAGACATTCCCTTAAACTTTACTGATTGTATAATATAAGTACAATCGTTATGCGTTAGTTTAGTGACAAGTAAATTTCCTATGAATGCAGAACTAGCAATATATAACCTTGAATTAAAATACTCCTCAGTTACATCATAAGGTAGAAATTTAGGGCGGTCTATATCCTTCCTGCAATTATGTAGATTTTCACTAGCAGTACATATACGCAAATTTTCTTTACGATTATTTTTAGAATTTTGGTCTATATGATCCACAACATGAACACCATCAAATTCTATTTGATTCATTATAAGACGATGCAATGATAACATTTTATATCTATAAGGCTTTTTAGATATTATTTCAAAATTAGCCTTAAAATAATATAACCCATCTACTTTAGCCTTTTTAGCATCAAGATACCACCGATATTTCATGATCCTTTCAATATCATCATTATCTACATAGATACCGCTTATCCCGGATATGTCTATCTCGGAATAAGTGCCACAATTCTGGACAATAGTTATATTAGTTTGTTTCATAATAACACCATACACTATAGAATATTTTTGTAAATACCCCTCATTATACCCAAGTTTCACACAGGCATAAGTCTATATAGTATATAGACAAAACCCACTTATCAAGAAAGTTATACACAGGCGCCTTGACTTTTAGCCTATTTTCTGATATAATCCAGTTTACTTGTGGATGAATTAAAAGGAGGTCAACACGAAATTATACAATAGCTTAAATTACTACAGTTTAACTTCACAAAATAGCAAATTGAGTCATTTTGACACACCAACCGTATACAAAAGGATACACCCATCTATTCAGACTACAGGGAACAGGGTCAAAGCACCCGCACAACAACAGGGTCGGGACGCCGGTACAACTAGCAGGGTTGGCTTTCCCGTACAACTACAGGGTTGAGTCACCAGTACAACTGGCACTTCTGCACCCAGACACACCCACTAATTCAAAAATAACCACAAACCCTTACTACAACTGGAGCCAACCATATTGCGGATGTCAGCAAAATTATCACCTTTCCTGACAAAACCACGCTGCATTCTCCCTCAGAACCCCCTATTTAATTTGAATTATTCAGAATAAATAAAAGCCCTCATCGAGCAAAGCTATGCTGGAAAAGGGCTGAGGGCAATTTCGATAAATCAGGAATTAAATGAATTATTTGGTATTTATTTCACCATTCATCCGACGAAGCAAATCAGCGTGCTGCCAAACTAGAGCTTCTCTAGGGAAATCCTTAAAGTTCCCTGTATGAAATAATCTTGGCCTATCTTCATCTGTGGGGGATCCACATCACGTTCCTCAATATATGCAATATACTTACCGCCACGATCATCCTCTTCAGCTCTAGCTGCACATATTGCAGTTTCGAGTGTACTATAGACATCATGAATATAGGAGTGAGTTTCTGTATCACCCCAACGTCTCATTAGTACAACATAAACTTTCATAATAGATCCTCCTTATATGTCTGCTGCGCTGGAATGGTAGTAATAGGCAAGCCGCTCTGGTTCTCTTAGGTAGCATATGCAAAGCAGAGCGCTCTGGTTATCCTATATGGATACTTGACCGCCTAGGTTCCTATTGGTTACTATTACCTTTAGGCCGTCCACCCTTCTTGCCATTCTCTCTACGGGCCTTAGCCTGTTTTGCCGTCTTTTTTTCCCCGCCAGCTTTGCCTAATACAGCACCAGCAGAACTCAGATTATCTTTGGATCCCATGCTTTACTCCTTTACTATCTCATATAATTTCAGGTCATAAAACTGACCATCTTGTAACAACGCTTCCTGCTTCTTCACACCAACAACCCTACCGTGATACTTCTCAATTACCTTGTCGTAGAGTCGTTCTGCAGGATTCCCTACCACACACTGAAAAGAAACCTTCCTGAAGTTCTTCAATAGATACTGCAAGAATGCTTCCATATCTCGTACAAAAGTAATAGAGAGCTTGGTTAAATCAAAATTAACAAATAATAATTCGCAGACAGAATTATCCTGTCTACATATAGTAGCTTTCATAAACCCTAACACATCTCCATTAGCATTTATGGATACACGTTTTACTCTAACATACTCGTCCACTTCGTCAACATCAAACGTATTATAACAAAGATAGTTACATAAATCTATGAACTGATATTTCTCTGGCTTATCAATAACCACCTTAGCCTTTTCTGCTAGAGCCTCTTTGTAGAGTATTGCTGGTTTAAGCATTAACCTTTCCCGCCTTCCACTCGTCCATATGTTTCCAGTTCTCAGCTATGTTCTCAAGAGTGTGCTTGGACTTCTCAATCTTTGCATCCAGAATTTCCTTCTGCTTGAGTAAATCCGTAAGCTTACAGTACTCGTCAAACAAAGCATCCTTAAACATCTGCTCATTATATGATCTCATTTCACACCATCCAACTTCCTAGCAACGCCATATACAAGTTCCCTCATACGCTTCATGGCTGCCTCATGCGTGGTGAACTCCCAATAGTGCTCGCTACCGCCGTGATATGCTACACAATACCTGATACCGGTGCCGTTGACGATAGGACGAACAGCCTTCTCATACAGTACAGCATAATACTTACCTGTGTCAAGCTCCCTCCTCCACATCTTCTTGCCCTCGTCGATCTCACACCAGAGGAAGCCTGTGTCTCTGTATTTGTACCAGTTAGTCATTTGTTTCTCCCAACATCAGTACCCTGACTGCTTCATCTTCAAAACGAGTAGTGACACACTCAGTAGTAAAGTGTGCTCGATATTTGCGTTCAAGAACATGATAATATCCCATACTATCTCGTATAAGCCACCGGTATCCACAAGACACACGTATACTTACATCAGTAGCTAGGGCTTCAGCAATATTCATCAAAAGTCTCCTTCTGCCACCTGAAGGCAAGTATAACCAGCATCACGCCACATCTTGACCACAGAAGACCTATCCTCAAGGATAAAAGCCACATCGTCTTTAGTGTAATCATTCTCGGAGAGGTAGTTGTCAAGAAGCTCTTTCTTAACGATGGTATCCGAACGGAAGTCTCCGTCTTTACGAAGAAGAATATCGTATGCATACATAAACCAATGAGTGTTGTACTGAAGCCATTGTCGTGTAGCTTCTTCACATGATTTTCTACGACCAGAGCAAAGCACAATATCATAGCCAGAACCAAACACAAGATCCTCAACAATCTTAATGATTGAATCAACAGGTTTATCTTCCCCGCAAGCACCATAGAAAGCATCCCAGTCCTTCGGAGACTGTCCAAGATACTTAATCCTGTCGCCTACCTTGGAAACAGTCCCATCAAGGCCACAAACTACAATTTTACTCATTCAATTACCTCCACGGTAATCTTAACCCTATGACCTTCAAGAGCAACAATGGAATCCATAATTTCATCAATAGTATCTTCACCTACAGCCATCCCACTATAAATGAACGATGATCCGTCTCTAACTTCACCTTCCCATATATCAATCTGCTTTTTCATTTGTTGTACAACCTCCTCAGGTATGCTTGATACTCTTCCTCGTCATCCCACCACTTAATCCGTGGCTCCCTAAAATCACTACACCAATAATCACAAATGTCATACTGGTTATAGACTTTCTTGTACGAGCAACCAGAAGCAAGGTCAGCATGACGAACGGCTTTATTGGCAAGTCTCTTGTCGTACTTCTTGCTTCTGCCGTTATCCTTGATTACACCACACTTCTTTCTGGATCGGCTCATTTTTTACTAAAAAAGTCCACAATATCCATGACCATAGAAATCCCCACCAATACAGTTATAAATACCATAACTTCTGTTGACTGCATGTGAATCGGGTTAATAGCCTCTGCAATAAGAATACCACTAATCAAAATAACAGTTCTCATGTCTAGCCTCCTTAAACTCTAATACCACTGATCTCAAAGAAGATGTCTGCATCGAAATTAGGCAGATTCTGCACCTGCTGACGCTCTTCGTTGCTTGCATTGACCCAAGCTCGTTTGAAAGCATCTTTATATGTAAAAGTCTTCAAGAATCCTCCACAAGCTTCAATATCCTGTTTATGCTCTGCTTTTTCTTCTTCTGTAGCAGTATCGTGGGACACCCACTGAGTGAGATTAAAATATAGGAAGCTAGGAACATTAAGACGATCTCTAGTAAGACTGGTGTCTTTATTGAATAACCGAATAAATGGCTCAGTGGTATTAAACATACCAGAGTTCCCGTTACCAGAGTTCATGTTACCAGAGTTCATGTTACCAGAGTTCCAGTTACCAGAGTTTCTGTCACCAGAGTTCCCGTTACCAGAGTTCCCGTTACCAGAGTTCCAGTTACCAGAGTTTCTGTCACCAGAGTTCATGTTACCAGAGTTTCTGTCACCAGAGTTCATGTTACCAGAGTTCATGTTACCAGAGTTCCCCACTCCTGTGTTTGCAAGAGTAAGCATCTCTTCCCAAGAAACCTCACGCATGATAGTAATAACTGAAGAACATTGTTTATCTTGGTCTTCTCCCAAGACTACTCCAGACAGCTCTACCTCTGCAACCTTGTTTGCAGGATCAAAGGAATAATAAGAAAAGCAATCACTTACTTTCTTGCAAGCGTGAAACCCAGCCGAGCAACACTCCTCTTTTCCTTCATGAGTATAGGTTTTACCTACTTCGTACTGAAACCCTCTGCAAGTCCAATCTGAATTAAATACCTTGTATGCTTTCATAGTAGCCTCCTTAATAATCAACCTAAGAGCATTATAGCACAGACGCAGGAGATGTGTCAAGTCCAAGAATTGCTTTATATTTCTCACAATACTCTGGAAAATGACATTGCACCTTCCTATCGCAGTAGGAACACTGAATCTGAGCGGAATCTTGTTTAGCTCGTTCAATACCAGCCAGGTAAGAATCCTTCATAGTCATCCAATCCTCTTTAGGGGGAGCTTGAAAACAATATTCATGTAGCCACAAATCAAACCACTTCACATCATGCTTTGTTATCATCCTCTACCTACTCTCATATTTAGACCTATTCAAAGTCCCATCGCCATACACATAACTATAATCTTTCCCATCGGGAAGGATCTTAATACTATGATTATGCTTCATTTCCCTTGCTGTCAATAGTCTTAGAAGCATCCTCTATAAAACAGTCTATGCTGCTTAGCAAAATCAAACTATCCTGTATGGCATTGTATTTATCTGTAGACATGCTGTATCCAACATATGCCCAATGTACATTATCATTAGCTTCCTCCAATATCCTTACATTTTCAGGTTGGTTATTTCGTAGCTGGAACCATGTATTGTATGCCTCACCTAATACCACAGCCCTTGCCTGTCTATCTCTTTCCTGCTCATCTCGAACAGGAAGTAATAGATCCCGTATCCTCATCGCATTCTGATTCACTTCAATAGCCTGTTGCATAGTTATCATTTCTTTACCCCTTTACCAACTGCTCTAGTGTACTTAGAAGGATCTAAGTCCTTCGCTCCACAATATAAATACTTACTCTGTACCTCATCTCGTGCCAGTTTATAGCTATTCTTGTTGTAAATAAATTGCATCACGAGTGCCCAAAGATAATTACGATCATCCCCGATAATAATATTCTGAAATATCTCGTCAGAAGTAACCCCATGCTCAGAAGATACCTTGAGTATCCAGTACAGAATATCTATTTCAGATACCTTTGTCCCCGGTTTATTGTGCTTAGTCCAAATTCCATCCTCACCTTTACAAGATTCCGCATACTCCTTAATGCAGTGATACAATCCCCAGACACGAGGATGATTGAATGTTAGCTCAGAGTAATACTTGTCGGGGCGCTCATTGAACCCATTATTTTCTCCAAACCAGATGGACTCTGGTGGTCGATCACCCCTTTTATCATTAGCATCCTTTCCAGGTTCATAGGATTCTTCTTTGATGAGGAATTTTGCAGACTTAGAAGATCCATTAGCCCCATCACAAAGAGCATTTAGCACAGGACTATAGGTAGCTGTCTTGGTCAGATATAGAATAGCCCTATTAGCATAGCCTTCTCTCCCAGCAGGAAGTCTATTTGCCTCTACCAACCAATCAATAATTTTGTCTCTTGTTAGTCCTTCTAAGTTGTGCCTCTTTATAATGTGGTACCCGCTCTTCTCATAGAAAGAACCATCAAGAATCTCTGAAATGTATGTATATAGCTTCTGATTATACCCATAGATAGCCCCTTTAGGATCCCTTTCGGCCTTATCTTGATAAAACCCACACTCCCTTATTCTAGCAAAAATAGGCATCCAGTCTTCCGGAATTTCTGAATCCCCTTCACTGGAAGGCGTAGAGGATGTGTCATCAGTATGTGTTGACAGGGTTTCTAATTCCTCTACACTAATGTAGACAGTAGGGTCTTTCTCCTCTTGTCTATCTGCCAGAGCTTCTGCATACTTATCAAACATACAGGTATTCAGCTTAAAGTATGCCTTTGGTGGATAGCCCCTTAACTCATACTTAAGTAACCCCAGAGCAACTAAATCATCCCGTGCCCTAGCTATTTGCTTACAGGATAATGCTGTTTCCTGAGAAAACTCCTCCTGTGTCTTATAAACCCAATAATCATGCTTTCGCGCCTTTGGATGCCAGTAAACTATCTGGGATAGCAGAACTATGGCTGCAGCATCTAGTCTATAGAACTTATCAGAGGATTTTGATGCTATCCTAATATTACCAAATTGGTAGTAGTAGACATGCGGCTGTAGTAAATCGATGGCACTGTCTGTAGACATAAAGAACTCCTAAAAAATGAAGCCTCTTGTATACACCCCCCTTTCGGGTAGCCACGGATGTATACAAAAGGCTCTCTGCGTTATCAAAACGCATACTCAAAGTGGCTAGTCTTGAGTATATGTTCTGAACATCTATGATGTTGACAGAATAGTATCAGAGGTTTATACTTTTGTCAAGTACCCTTATTCAGAAGTTACTTCAAGGATAACTGAATTTGCCTTCAAGGAGTATCAGAAATGCCTTGAAGTAACTTCTGGATTTGCCTTCAAGGAGAATGCTTCTTAAGACATTAAATTACTACATTAGAATACTACACTATATTACTACAGATATTATTACATAATATACAGAGTTCCTCTGTTCTAAGAATTTTAATATCCACCTGAAAATAAAGAAAGAGAAGAATTCCGAAAAAATAGGGTTTCGGCGCGCCAGCAGCCCTTGACAGGATTTCGCGGGTGTGCTATACTCTGGTTATTCTAATGGGGGGTGTTTTATGAAGGTAGAACTTAGTGAAAAGGAACTCAATATAATCAGCGAATCCCTATGTCTCCTTAAAGGTAGTTATTGGTTCTCTGGGGACAGAATGTATATTAACGAGATTTGTGATTTGTAGACAAAGATCACAGATGCAGAGCTTAACCCCTCTCCAGACGCACGAGAAGGGGTCTAGGGGCGATTTAGATTGAGTTTTGATGAAGCTACACAAGGAGGCTATTATGACTATTGAACTAGACATTGACGATTATCTTAGCTATGATGAGAAAAAGCAACTCTGCATTGATTATGTAAAGGAAACTTTGCGTGGGGATGCCCATCATGAAGAACGTATTTTGGGTAATATGGCCTATTCCGCTGCTTTTGCCATTCTGGATTCTGTTTTGACCCCTGAAATGATGCTATCAATCAGGGAGAAGGCTACAGAACAGATCTCAAAAGTGTCAGATTTTCATATCTTCCGTAAGAAAGATGCTTGGGGTCAGGAAGATAGCCCTGCTTATGTAGAAGTACAAAATGCAGTGAATGAACATAAACATTTTATCAATCCTTTGGTGAAACAGGCTATTCTGGAGCATGATTATGAAAAGGACTTGCCTGATGCAGGAGAGAACCTATCATGGTGTATTATTGACGCTCTTAAAAAGGGATTAAACTAGAGGTTCCCAGATAAGGGCTAGAATAGGTCACTTTGGGGCCAAATTCCTATCACTATTGATTATTTGACAAGTCTGTAGTGCTTTTTGTAAAACTATGCAAGGCACTACTTTGGCATCGTTAAAACCGCTATAATAGCGTTCTGTGTTATTTTATAAAATTTGTCTTAAAACCACTTGACAAATTTTCTGTTATGGGGTATGATGATCAAACTATAAAGGATAACAAGTGATAGAAGAAGCGATTTTTGAAGTTGGGGATCCAGTTTACTGGTGTGTAAATACCCGCAACTATATCTCAGAGAGAGCAGGAAATATAGTCTGTGCTGTCCCCCCTCTTGTTCATGCTAACGAAATGGGATTTGGTGAGGTGGTTTCTCCTAAGATGTCAGAGCGTAACAGCTGGTCATATCTAATCAGAACACCAATATCAGATCTATTATTCTGGGTCAGTAGTCCAATTGCACTTCCCCCAGATAAAATGTCCCTCATGGAGGCGCAGAAGCCCTTCACCACCAAACGGCAAGCCCCAACGCAGTCTATAGACAAGTCTGACCGCTTGAAGTTGAAGAAGTGGCTGAGGCGCGTTGATGCAGAGTTTACAGAGAGTGATAAGTATATCAATGTGCTATCTGGGAATAAGCGAATTGTATTTAACACACAGAATGGTGTGGAGTACATAGAGAACATAGAAGAGATTAAGTTTCAGTAAGGAGGGCAGTGTGCAAGGATGGACTAGTGTAACTAAAGAACTGCCACCAGATGGCTTATTGGTTTTGGGTATTGGGGCTAAAGGTGGGATGTTTCTAGGAATTGGTAGGAAAGGCTATGCTTGTATAGGTAGTGAAGATTCTTACTACATGAGTGTACCCAATAGTAGGGGTGGGAGATATGCTACTCATTGGATGCTTTTGCCAGAGCCACCTAAGGAATGATAACTGAAGACTTCTCTGAATATGTTCCTCAGCTAGAGGGCTACATGAACTTTATGAACACAGAGGAAACCGTCAAGATATGGGATCTTGAGAATATGGTTGCCCTTTGTGTTCAGGATGTCCCAATAAAGAAGACCAAGAGGATAGTCAAGAAGCTCTTTTGGGTTATCAACTATCTTCTGTTGGTGCAGAATAGGAAAGTGTCCATTCAGGATATAGGGCGCATAGAGATGCGAAAGCCTAAGTCTATGAACACAAGTCCTAATAACTGGATCCCTGTGCTGAGGCATCACATGAATTATCATCAAAAAGCAGGGAAATTCCAGCAAAAGTACAAAGGTAAAGTGGAGTTGGCTAGGCCGTTCCCTATTGATGAGTATTATGCCAAGTCCAGAAAGGCAATGCGGGAACGGGGTGAAACCCCACCTCCGCTTGTGCGAGACTGGGATGGCATGGAGCAATCTGTGCTGAGACAACTGGAATGGGTTAGGAAGATGAAAGCAGAACAGAGGCTTGACATATCCAAATAATTCTGTTATAATGTTCCGTATAAGATGCTTTATATGTGGTTTAGACTGTTCTTTTTAGATAGGATCTTATAAGGAACTTTCTAATTTATGCATTAGATGGCGCGAGGAGGAATCTATGAAATGTACGGTTTGCGGAAAAGAGTCAGATCAGGGCGCAAAAGTCACTATGACAATTTTTGGGGAGAAAACATTTTTTTATTGTAGTCCGGCTTGTGTAAAGAAAAGCGGACACGGAAAACAAACAAAAGATTCTCTTTTGAAAATGTTTGAAGATCGCGCCATCATCCAACAACAGGTTATACCTGACAATTAGTAAATTGCAGGTGAACAAAACTACACCACATCATGTGCAAGAGAAGTTATTGGCTGGGAACCTAATGATAATAGAGAAATTGACTTTTGTGATTGCTGTGGGGGACAGATAAACATTGTATAATTTTATTTAGAATGAGGGTACTTGTACAAAATCATAATTTAGTACACATTACAGACTATGCAGGATTTACTGAAACCACTTGAGTCGCAGAGAAAGCACCTAGAAGAAGGCTTAGATGAAGCCTTTCAAAACTACATCAAGAAGAAGTACGGCTATGCTTGCATTGTTTCTGGTGAGAAGAAGTCTGGGACGATCTTTTATCTGTTTGGCTGCACTATGTACCCAAGTACTCGGTGGAATGAGTTCAATGCTGTTACCCTATGTCGTAGGGAGCGAGATAAATACTATGAGGGGCACCCCCTTGCTGTGCTGGATTGGTATGTGAAGACTTTTGGGCAAGAGAAAATAGATGAGCTTAGGTCTATTGCTGAAGGCAAGACTAAGGTTTACAGTATACAGGAGATCATAAATATGACTAATGATTATATTAAGCGAACGCGAGAGCTGCCTGCCGTAAAAGCATTCAATGGCAGGATTGTGAAATGACATTACGAGGTATTTGTATTTTGTACATATGTAATAATGCTTTGCTTTTTTTGTGTGGCTGGATGGCTACAAAAGGATTATATGGACGCAGATGATAAAGAACTACAGCTACAAGTGCAGAGTGAAATAGCAGAAATCCTCCCAGATAGTACAGATGAAACCTTTGAAGGGCTTTCCCTGACTCCGCAGGAAGTCCTATTTGCATTTAAGTTAGTAGAAACCAATGACAATGTAGAAGCATATAAACTATCCTTCGGAGTCTCAGAATACAAAAAATGTTTAGCTCAAGGTTCTAAGCTGGCAAAAAAAAGAGATATTGTAGAGGCTTGTAAGAGGCTTAGAGAAGCAATATGGCAACACGCCCAAGAAATCCTTCCCATTACCCTCCTGCAAGACCTTGAAGCTATTAGGAATATAGATCCCCTCGACTATTATACTGCAGATGGTGAAGCCAAGATGCTTGATGCTATCCCTGCTGATAAACGTAAACTTATAAATAATATAAACATCATGGTAAACTCAAAAACAGGTGAACGGTATATCCTGTTTGACCTTCCTAATAAAGCTTCTGTAACTAAGACCCTGCTCGACCTCATTAAGGTTAGAGCTGAGACTGGTAGCAATAGGGAAGATACAAATACTATGGGCGAGGCTCAGGCTAAGATTAACGAGATTTTTGGGAATATAGGAGTGCAGAAGAATGAAAGTGTCTGATGTAAAGTTAGGAGCCAGTATTCTGCATGTACTAGGAGATATATGGGAATCTGCTATAGGATGTATTACTAGTATTGGGCATTTTATTGTGTGCTTGTTTAGTTTGATTACAAGCATAAATATCTTAATAACATATCCTATTTTTTACCCATTAGGTAAATACTTTCTGTTGCCTAGAGCTATCAAACGAGCAGAAAAAGCTACAGAAGAACATATGAATAGAATGTTTCCTGATAGGGGGAAAACAGATGCAACTAATTGATAAACTGTTTATATGCAGGATATGGCTATGGTATAAACGAAAGTTGTATCAGAACAAGAAATGCTTGGAGAAAATCAGGAAATATGAAACCAACAAGTAAGATGTACTGTATCCAGTGCAAAAAGACCACAGATCACGTTCCTTATATAGAGGATGATGCCCTCAATTATAACGGAGTTATGGTAGAGTTCACTGATAAAGGATTCATCTGCTCAGTGTGCGGATCACAGAATTGCACCCCGGAGCAGTATGACAGTGTGATGCAGGAAATTAGAGAGAATTATGAGTTGACACGGCATAGATAATATGCTATAATATGATTATTAAGGAGATAGAAATTATGGCATGGGTATGTGATAACTGTCATTCTGTTTGGAGTGATGCTGCTATAGAATATAGTGAAGCAGATGAAGCAATATGTCCCTCTTGTGGGGATACTTGTGTTGAAGAAGATCTTGGTGAAGATGACTAAAAAACAATACTTCGACCGTTGTAAGAATTTCGATTGGTACTTTGATTTCTCTGATGACTACTTTGGTGTAGCTCTTCCGGGGAAACGGGTACAGGAGCAGTTGGAGCAAGCTTATATGTGTTTCCCTGAGTGGAAGACTATTTATATGGCTTGGCATGATTATCACTATTCTGGTGATAATTGGGAGAAAGAACAAGCTCTCAAACCGACGTATGAGATGTTTGATATTAAGGGGGACAAAGAGTGATGGTTGCAGAGTGAAATAGGTGGTATTATACAGTTTCAGGTGAAGGATTTTATTTCTATCCTGAAATTATATCTGTGCAAGCCTTTGTGGCTGTACTTGGAGGAGCATAATATGAAAGATGGTTATTATTGGGTTCGCGTAGACGCTACAACAGAATGGGAAATAGCATACCTAAAAAACGAAACATGGTATTTTAACGGTGATGGGTTCAGTCACTCTCACGAATATGTGTTAGAAAACGTTGCCGAAATCGGTGACTATATCGAAACGCCTGATAAGTATAAAAGGGGGCTAATTAAATGATAGGTGGAGGAAGTTGTTTCTGGAAACCTGATGTGTTTAAGATTAATGGAAAATTGCGTTTTTCTACTTCTTGTGGTGAGCATTGGTTCGCTAGTGAGGGTAGAGGAGTACCCTTTAATATATGCCCATTTTGTAATAAGACAATTTGGTTTCAAGCTGACGATGCAGAGGTGAAGGAATGTTAAGTCATTTTGAAGAAACAGAACTTTATAAAGTAATCGAGAAGTTAGTGAATACTAGGGATGACCTTAGTAATAGCATCAGTGACAAAGCTAAGAAATCAATTACAGATTGTTGCAATATGCTAAATGAACTTATTGAGGATGCTAAATACTGATGCCATCAGAACAAGAAGCCCATCTGGAGCATTGCCGAGTGGTTCAGTGGTTTAAGAATAATACTAAAACCCTATGGATATTTCCTAAGAACACAGTCTATCTGGTGGATGAGACATCCTTTAAGGAGATCGAGGGTATTAGTGATTTTCATGTAGTGGAGGAGGTTACAAAATGATTGTATATATTGTGTGTGGTATGGCAGTTCTAGCAGTGGTAGGACTGGGGTTTGTTGTAGGATACGTTTTTGGACATCGTAAAGGTTGCATACATGTATATGCACAATGGGCAGCAAATAATTATGTTAGTAAACAGAGAGAGGTAAAATAATGTGTGATTTAGACAGTAATGGACAAAAGAGACATGTGATATTCAAGAGAAGGCTTTTGTAAGTATTGATATGGTGCATGATCTATGTATAACAACTAGCATTTGGTACTGCCCTATATGTTTATCAGTGTTTGACAGTTCAGTAAAATTAGAGCACTTGACAAATAAAAAGTAGTGTGATACAATCTTCCATACATCAATAGGAGGACATTGATAATGGTCTCAGATAAAGATTTTGTTTTGCTTGAAGGTACTGTGATAGGGAGTCCATATAAGAGTGTAAGTGGAGACAAAGTAGCCCTTAATTTCACTATTGAGTCTATGCGAGACAATGGGTATAGTAAAAAGACATACAACCATAACGTCGTAATCTGGAATAAGATGGTTGAAGATTTCAGAGAAAAAATTATCAACGGGGCTTACGTCAGTGGACGGGGGCATTTGCAGACGCAGAAGTTGGTGTACAAGGACGTAGAGACTGGAGAGGTCAAGACGTTGGAGTACGATAAGATAGCTCTCGATTATATTGAGATCGGTTAAGGAGGATAAGGTTGGTGACAAAGTTTATTACTGGTTTGTCTGCAAGTATTGTTGCAGTAGTCCTCATTGGATTTTGTGCAGTCGTTAGTGGAACTATTGTGTGGCTGATTTGGCCTGTAGTCATTCCTGCCGTGTTCCCAGCAGCTGTTGCTTCGGGAGCTATTGCAGGGAAACTGTCGTGGTGGGTTTCTGTGTGTCTCACTTGGCTTACGGGACTCCTCATTAAGAGTACTACTACAGTAAATAAATAGGAGGTACTATAATGCCTTTGAAAAAAGGATCGTCAGACAAGATAGTTTCAGCTAACATCAAGAAAGAGATGGGTAAGGGAAAATCACAAACCCAAAGTGTAGCCATCGCGCTTAATGTTGCTGGAAAGTCAAAGAAAAAGAAGGAGAAAAAATGAATTCAAAGTTTGCAAAAATTGCAGGAACAATCCTGCTTGTAGCGGGGGGTGTACTGCTGTTTATTGGCGGGGTGTCATCCTCAGCAGCCATTGCTGTGCTTGGTGCTGTATTCGATCTGGCTCTGCTGATTGCAGGACTATTTGGGGCAGTTATCGTAGCTAAGGCTAAGAAGGTTGTAGCAGTAATTAAGTCTTAGGATCTTATTAGGGGTGATCGGTCGCATTTGGGTGACTTGCCTCAGATGGAATTAGCACGAGCATGAGAGAGAACAAGCCCTCTCCACTCCTTTTATGATAATGAGGCCGTGACAGGTCTCCCCCGGTTGCCAGACCTACCAAAACTGGATTTGAGCCTTTTGTCCGTAGGTGAGGCTCGCGGAAAATACGAAAACGGACAGGAAGTGTGGCGAAAGATAGACGCACCTCGATTAAAAGAGGCTCATTGCAGGTAAGAATAGTCCTGCCACTTCCTTTTTCGCCCCTATAGCTCAGTTGGTAGTAGCGTACCTGTTGTAAGGTTAAGGTCAGCAGTTCAATTCTGTCTGGGGGCTTTTTATTTTTTAGGAGGAATAGGTAAAAATGGAAATAGAGCTTTGTGGTTATAAAGTGCAGATAGACGAAGAAGATTATGATAGGGTTAGGCAGTATAAGTGGCACGTCAGATCAACTGACTTTAGACGATGTGGTAAAATATATTTTATACATTCTTATAAAGATAATTCAGGAAGATCCTATAAGCATAGTCTACATCGAATGATACTAGGTTTGGAACTAAATGATGGATGGGTATGTGCCCATGCGAATGGAGATACCCTTGATAACAGAAAATGCAATCTTAGGAAATGTACACAGAAGCAGAATGGAATAAACCAAAGATTGTCTAAATCTAATAAGTCGGGGTATAAAGGTGTCTTTTATAGTAAAGAAAGAGATAAGTTCGGGACTTCTATAAAGTACAAAGGTAAAAATATATTTTTAGGATATTTCAATACGGCTTTAGAAGGCCACGAGGCGTATTGCACAGCATCAAAGAAATACCACGGTGAGTTCGGAAGAACAGCATAGATATGCTCGATATTATTTCACTATGTCGGGATTATGGCATTCCATATGGACATTCAGGTATAGTATCCAAGAATCGTGTAGGCTTGCCTTGTCCTTCTAAGGGAATGAGTGACACAGATTTTCATGCGGCGTGGAATCCTGCTAATGGTTCAATCTATTCTTGGGTTCTAGGTGCAATCCCACTTAAAGAATATCTTGAGTGGGCTGTGCCTGATGTGCCCTACAACAAGCTCCTCAAAGAATACTCTACAGAGTTTGATTACGTCCAAAGACTAAAGATACGAGAAAATGCCACTCAGCTTGATTATAATTTTGCCCCTCTAGGGAAGGTTGCCAGACGTTACCTCGAAAAGCGGGGATTTAATGTTAACGAACTCACTTCTAAATATAAATTTCGAGATGGCGGGTTTGTTGGAGACTGGGCTTACAGGGTAATTATACCTATCATAGATACAGATGGGCGAATTTGTTCGTGGCAGGGACGTTCTTACGCAGGACAAGATTTACGATATAAAACCCTTGCTATAGAAAAGGCTCTGGTAGATCCTAAGAAGATGTTATTTAACCTGAATAATTGCAATAAGAGCTATGTAGTCTGCGTTGAGGGGCCGTTCGACGCATTAAAATTCGGCGATAATTGCTGTGCCACTCTAGGAACCTCTGTCACAGAAGCACAAGTACAGCTCTTGACCGAGTACAAGAAAGTTGTTATAATCTTTGACTCAGAGGCCCCGGCTCAGCAACGGGCTAGGAAGTTGGCTGATAGGATTAGTGCCCTTGGGGTAAAAGAGGTTGCAGTGGTTGATTTGGAGACAGAGAAAGACTTAGGTGGCATGGATTACGATGCCGTTAGCAAAATTAAAGGAGAACTGGGGTTATGAAGACATTGGATGAGATTCGTAATGAATTTGGTAAGGTGGTAAATAATATGCAGGATTCTTTAGTATGTGGTGAATCGGGACAGGCGGCTCTTTACAATGCTATAGATGATATTAAAGAGCTTTTGTTGGACTGGGACTGTATAACATATAAGGAATAACCATTGAAAAAAGTGGAACTACTTACTGATGGCCTAGCTGTCCGTTTCTCCGTTGCGCCAGACCAGTTTCAGCCTATCAAGAATGCCGTAAAAAGCCTTACTGGTTCATGGTGGACACAGGAGAAGAAATTTTGGCGTGTGCAGAATACTCCCAGCAATATAGCTAGACTCAAGGAGCTGGGGTTTGAACTACCAGCAGAGATTCAGCCTGTAAAAGCGACACTTATTGCTATGCGTGGTAAAGAGCCTCAGAAGGATATAGATGAGGGTAAGTTGGCTTCTCTGCCCTACAAGCTCAGGGATTATCAGTTTCAGGCTACTCGATTTGCAGAAGCATCTAACTGGAACTGTTTGCTGGCACTATCTCCAAGATTAGGAAAAACGGTTATAGCTCTATCGGGGACACTCCTGCATCCTGAAATGCTACCAGTTCTTATCGTATGTCCTGCTTCTGTTAAAATTATATGGCAGAGGGAGATAAAGAAGTGCCTTAACAAGAACTCTATTATTCTTGAAGGCACTGCGCCATATGAGATCCCCAGTAAGTTTAAGTTTGTTATAATTAACTTTGATATTCTCTATGATTGGCAGCAGTATTTATCGTCATTTGGATTTAATTACTTCGTGGTTGATGAGAGCCATCGCTGTGGCAACTACTCTGTCTACAAGAAAGAGAAGGGAGAAGAAAAAGGTAAGCAGATTCCAGTAAAGACCACAGAGGCTTTTACTAATATCTGTAAATCGGTTCCTCATAAAGTTCTCCTGTCAGGAACTCCTGCTACGTCCAAAGTGGCTCAGTTACAGACTCAGTTAGCAGTATTTGATAAAAAATTTGCAAACCGTTGGCCGTTCCTATACAGGTATTGTGATCCTCAACAAACTTATTTTGGTCATACTTTTGAAGGTGCCACGAACGTAGATGAGCTGAGGGAACTAACTACTCCGTATATTTTTAGGCGCACTAAGACTGATGTATTCAAGACGCTCCCCAAAGAGTTCCACGAGTTTCTGCCTATGGAAATTGATACAGCTTTGTATGATAAGGAAATGGCAAAACTTAAAAAGGAGATGCAAACTAAGCATCTTTCTGAGGAAGAGATAGATGAACGTATGGCTAAGTTTGCATCCCTTTCTTATACAGCGAAACGGTCTCAAATTATACTATGGATTAAAGACTTCTTAGAGTTGAACGATAAGTTGGTTGTTTATACTTGGTTCAGGGCTACATCCAATGATCTCTTGACAGCGTTTAAGAAGTGGGCTACAATGGTCAACGGTGAAACTCCTACAAAGGATAAACAGGCAAATATAGATGCCTTTAACACAGATCCCAAAGTAAAGTTGTTCATAGGGCAAATTGCTAGTGTTAAAGAGGGCATTAGTCTGGCTTCTGCTGATAGTGTATTGTTTGCAGAGTTGGGAAGTGCTAATAGTGGGGCAGTGGAACAGGCTAGTAACAGGTTGTGGCTGCCAGAGCTTGACCAAAAGCATTTTTCATATTACTATGCTGTGGGTGCGGGATCGTTTGAAGAGAAGCGTATAAACGTGCTGCAACAACGGGCACGGATGTTGTCGTCCGTATTGGACAATAACGCAGGTGCCCAGTTGTTTGGGCAGACGTTATCTGAAATATTGAAGAAGTAAAAAGGAGCATACTGTTGAAGGTTGAAAATGTAGACTTGGGAGTTGAACGAAAATTACTGATTCTTCTCATTACTAATAAGATAGCGGCGCAGAAACTATTGCCTATTCTTGATAAGAATGGAGTAAAGACAAATTACGCCAGAATCATTCTGCCTTGGATTCAGACTTATTGGGAAACTTATGCTGATGTACCTCAGGGGAACATACAGGAGATATTCGAGCAGAAGAAACCCTCGATTAGGGATGAGGAAGTTACAACATCTATCTCCAAGCTCCTTGAATCCGTAGCTGAGGAATGTGCGGAGAGTAACTACGAGAATATTGACTTTCATATTAAGGACTGCGAGAAATACATCAGAGACAATAACCTTGCTGTATTGCAGGAAAAGGTTATGACTGCTCGGGCAGCGGGGGATGTGGCTAAGGCAGAATCCCTTATTGCAAATTTCACTCAGAAGGCTATACCTGAGTCTCAGGGAGTATCTCTGATGAATGATCTCAGTACCTTCGAGTCTTCCTTCTCTGACGAGGTATTGGAGCCTTTGTTTACCATGCCGGGAGACATAGGAAAAATATATGGCAATATATGCAGGGGGGAGCTTTCCGCTACCTTGTCCACCAGCAAGGCAGGTAAGTCGTGGGAGTGCCAATTCTTTGCCGAAAGTGCGATGGCAGCGGGACAAAAAGTATTAGTCGTAAATCTTGAAATGCGAGACGTTGAATTGCAGCAGAGGTACTGGCGTGGTCTGATAAATGCCCCCTTTGTAACAGGCCCTGTGTCAGTTCCATTCTTCCGTCCTGATAAAGAGCTTACAGAGAGTGAAGACGATGCTAACGTGTCATATCGTATAGATCATAAAATTGTCAATAAGCAGGGGGTGTCCTTTACAAACACAACCTCTCTTATGAATACTATGCGAATGCGTTACAAGACAGGGGATATTAGGCTCATCTCTATGCCTGCCTATGCAACTGGGTGGCCTCAGATCGAGTCAGTTCTTGATAATCTTAGGTACTTTGATGGCTTTGAACCTAGCGTCCTGATTGTTGACTATTTAGATCTGATGGCGAGTAAAGAAACAGAATTTCGACATCGTTTGAATGACATTTGGAGTTTTGCGAGGAAGGTTTCTCTTGAGAGAAACATACATATTCACACTGTATCCCAGAGCAATTCTAAAGACGGATCTAATGAAGGGAAAGAAATAACACTAGACTCTATTTCAGAAGATCAGCGCAAGAAAAGTCATGTCAGTCTTCTTGTCGGTATGTGGGCATCTGATGTCGAAAGGCAAAATGACTATATAAAAATGAAGCGACTCGTAGGAAGAAGTAAGGCAGAAACGTGGGAATCGTGTGTCGTCCTACAGTGTCTCGATTGTGGTTTGTTTCATGTGGCAAGTAAACTAGCTGGTAGGGTGGAGGGGGTGTAATATGCAAGTAAAAGATTTGGTATTTAAGACCTGTCTGAGTGGTACAGAAGAAGGCGGGGATCGACTATACTCAGCCTACACAGAATTAGGCAGAATTACTATTCTCAATAGGCTCACAGGCTGGGGAGACGGAGACATAAGGGATACAGAAACAGGTTATAAAGATTCCCATAATGAGTTCTGGCTTGTATCTGGTGGGTTTGATATCAGAGAGTTTCCTGAACTTACAGTAGAAGAAGCTGTTGTATTTATTAAGAAAAGTGCTACTGTTTGTGTGGGTAAAGAAGTAGAAGGCGTATAGACCTTTTATTATATTTTAAGGAGGCTACGAATGCAGATTGACGAACAGAGAGGTAAGGAAATTAAGGATGTATTTAAGTTGATGCTTGAATACGATACTATGAACAGCGAGAATACAAGTGCTAAGACAGAGGCAATTAACCGGCTTGCGTCATCTATGTCTGCTGATAAGGGTGAGCAGAAAGAGATTGTAGGATCTCTGAAGAAAGCATACAAAGAGTATAAGGAAGAGCAGGAAGGTAAGGTAGACACACTTAATGATACCCTTACTATTGTTCGGCTCGTCTGCCGTGGGAAGGACGTAGAGTGAATAATATCTACAGTATGAGAATGTACAGCGACGACCACCGGGAGGCTTATGCTGTCTGTGAAGACGCTAAAGAAGCGGCGAGTCGCTATCTGGAAGAGTTTGGGGAGTCACCAGATTTCGTCTCTAAAGAAACCTATGGTGGCATTAAGATACTGGAAAAGAAGGAGACAAAAGATGAATGAAGAAAACGAACGAGTTGTTATTACTGTAGTTGACAAACATGGTGTAAGTACTCGTATTGTTACAGATGAAGCCTTTGCAGAAGACACAGCATGGCCTCATCTTGTAGAGGTGTTTCTGGAGCAGCTTCAGGGACTTGGGTATAAGTTCTTTGCTACCCCTGCAGAGATGGTTGATGTACTTGAAGAATTTCATCAGGATCTGGTTTGCTCAGAATGCAACGGCTGTGATGAGGAGAAAACTTCCGTAGAGGAAAAGAAGTATCCTTATACTGGAGTAGCTAAAGATGAGCGAGGAACTACTGTAGTTAGATTTGTAAGCCCTAAGACAGGTACTTGCATCTATAAAGAAGGCAATGATAATTTTGTGGACGAGTATGCAGAAAATTGGGCAGAAGATATATTCCAGAAGGTGTCTAAGTGACTACATACAAATTCTACAGCACGAGCTGGTGTGGTAACTGCAAGATCATGAAGCCTATGGTGAAGGAAATAGCGCCAGATACAGAGTTTATTCTGTTGGATGAGGTCGGGGAAGAAGAACTTATCCTGCTTAATATTCAGTCGGTTCCTGTTATTATCAAGTACCAAGACGGTCATGAGGTAGCCAGAATCGCTGGGGGACACAGCAGGGCTGATGTAGTAGCCTTTATGAAGGAGTAGTAGTTGCCTAGTAGTAATGAGAACCAGAAATTTGTGAAGGGTATTATTGATGTAGACAACCTTCTGGACAGTGCTATAGATTGGATTCAGTGTAATATGGCTGCTGAGGATGTCTTCCCTAAAGAATCTCTTGCAGAATGGGCTGAGGAAAACGGTTATGTGAAGGCAGAGGAGTAGAAGATGGGTGTAGATTACGATGCTAACTTCGGGTTAGGATATGAAGTCAGATTTCCCTGTAGTTGGAACGGAGATGAGGATTATGAAATAGAAGAGTTCTTAGATGAACTACTCAAGGACACTCCGTTTGGATTTACCTACTGGGGGGATGAGGGTTACAGTGGAGATCCTTATACGTACGCCATTGTTTTGAGTGAGGTTCCAAACAGAGCGGCGTTAGCAGATAAACTATGTGAACTAGAAAAGTTTCTTACTGTAAATAAAGTGGAATACGATGATTCTACATATATAGTCGGAGGACTTCATACCCACTAGACAAAGTTTCTAATCTGTGTTATGATATAAGCATCCCAGAAATGGGGTGTTTATTTTTAAGGGGGGCATTGATATGATAAAGACTATTATAGAACTAGACAGAATTCCTATTTCGTTTGAGAACTGGATGACCAATGAGATGGCAGAGGAATACTATGTTTGTTGTGGTTACTCTCTTAGAATCATGTCATTTGAGGCTTGGTGTAAGAAAGAAAATATTACCATAATTGGATCAGAGGAAGTATAATGGCTAAATCCAAGAAGTTCTACACCACCAAAGTTGAATCCAATGAGCCAGACTGCGAAGCCTGTGGTCTGTCAGCAGTATGCAAATCTCCTAAGCTCAAGTTCATAGGCAAGGGCAAAAAGAATGTTCTCATTATTGGTTCACAGCCCACCTCACGGGAAGATCTCAAAGGCGAATTAGGCTATGGGGATGAGGCTGTGTTCCTTGAGAGTGCTCTTGAGGAGATTGGGCTAGACTTCTATGAGGATTGTTTTTACACGGTCGTATGTGGGTGCCGCCCTCCAAGAGACAGAAGGCCCGGTACGGCAGAGCTGAAGGCTTGTAGGAAGAGACTTGACAGGATTATCGAAAGACTAGAACCCAATGCAGTTGTACTGCTGGGGGAAGTGCCGTTTAACTATATGATAGCACCGAGGATTTCAGGGCGGTTGACGGGGACTCCAGCCAAAGATTTCTACGGAACCTGTGTGCCAGATCAGGAACTTGGTATGTGGCTAGTACCTACATGGTCTGTGCAGGATATGCTTGACGCTTATGCCTATTCAGATGGAAAACTCTCAAAACCTTTTTACCAGAGAGATGAAGCGGTATTCAAACGCTGGAAGAAGGATATGTCACAGGCATTTGGTCTTGAACCCGTTAAGATTGTTGATTATGCCTCTATGTGTAAAACTACTCAGGATATAGATGTAGCCCTTGATTGGATAGACGAAGCTATGTCGTGGGAATCAGTGTCCTTCGATTATGAAACAAACAGCCTAAAAGCCTTTCGTAAAGGGGCGTTTATTAAGTGTGTTTCTCTGTCTAATGGTAAGGTATCATATTCTTTCCCATTTTTTAGCGATGATACATTTAGACGAGCATTTAAGCGGCTTATGCTTTCTGACGTTAAGAAAATTGCCCATAACATTGCCTATGAAGGTCTTTGGACAAGAGAGCTTTGTGGTTATTGGATGAATAATTGGTATTGGGATACTATGTTGGGGCAGCATTGCGTCTATAACCAGAGTCCGACTGGTTTGAAATGGTGTACATATAAGGAATTTGGTATTATAGGATATGACGCCTCTGCAGATCCATACCTCAAGGGAACTAAGGAAGAGGTAGAGATATATGGGGATAATGCTTTTAATACTATCAATGAGGCTCCTATAGAAGAACTACTCCTGTATAATGCTATGGACTCTCTCTTTACAGCTCTCCTTGTGCCCCGTCAGATTCAGAATCTCTCTGAACACCAGATGAAGGGAATGGAATTTCTCATGGAAAGTACAGTTACCCTCACCAAGACTCAGCATAATGGATTCTACCTGAATGAGAAAAAGTATAATGAAGTAGTTATAGAAATGGAAGGTAAGATTAAAGCAGCAGAGGATGCTATCAAGAATTCCCCCGAAGTAGCACAGTGGGATGGCGAGGATGTGTTCAACTTTAATTCTGGCCCCCAGCTTAGTCATCTTCTTTATGGGGTACTTAAACTCAAACCTCCATTCCTCACTGATAGTGGAAAGCCTTCTGTAGATGCAGAGGCATTGGAGAAAGTGAATTGTCCTCTGGTAGATTTAATTCTTACCCAGCGTAAATACAAGAAATTGCTTGGGACGTATATTCATCAGTACAAGGTAGAGGCTATTGATGGTATGATCCACCCTTTCTTTTATCTGAATCGTGCGGATACATATAGAAGTAGTTGTAGCAGCGTTAATATACATAATCTTCCTAAACATGATGAGGAAGCTAAAAATATGATTACCTCCCTAGTTCTTCCAAAGCCGGGATATAAATTGTTAGCCTATGACTACAAATCTTTGGAAGTTTTGATAAATGCATGTCATAGTAGGGATAAAAATCTAATTACGTTTACATCTGACCCAACAAAGGACATGCACCGATCATCCGCCGCAGATATCTTTATGTTGGATGAAAAAGATGTAACAAAAAGAGTTCGCTCTGGAATTAAGAGTGCCTATGTTTTTTCCAGTTTTTACGGATCTTACTATAAACAAACTGCTCCAGACTGCTGGGAATTAGCACAGAGAGAAGGACTCATAGACCATCTTGCTGAACAGGGTATAAAGACATTTGCCCAATTTGAAGAGCGTGTACGAGTAGCAGATGATATTCTTTGGCATAAACGATTTAAGACGCACCAAGCGTGGCGAGAGGAGCAGTGGAAATCCTATCAAAAGAGGGGGTATCTTGAGGGATTCACTGGATTTAGATTTTATGCTCCTATGCGACGTAACAACACCTTTAATAGCTCTGTGCAGTGTGACGCCTACCATGTTATGCAATGGGCCATGAATAAATGTGTTGAAGAGGTAGAAGAACGGGGAATGGGTGCCTATACATGGGCAGAGGTGCATGACGCTGCAGAATGGGCATGCCCGCTCGAAGAAGAGGCATTATTGGATTCCCTTATATCTAAATGGTTTTTAGTGAAGGTAAAGGAGTATTGGCCATGGATCACAGTTAATCTGCAGATTGCTAAGGAGGTCGGGGCGGTTGACGGAGACTGGAGTACACTGGAAGAAGTGGGCTATTTGGATGAAAATGGGCATATTAGGAACTAGTATGAGAGGTATTGCGTTTATTTCTATAAGACTGTAAAGTTTGTATATTAGGAGTCCAAACAATGACAGAAATGCAACTAAATGGCTTTGCAGTACAGATTGATGATGACGATGCTGAAAGGGTCTTGCAGAGAAAGTGGTATGTTAGGGTGCCAGAGGCAAATACACCGTATTGTTATACATGGGTGTATACATGGGTGTATACTGGTGGAAAAGTAGTAGCCACTTCTCTGCATAGATTTATTACTAACATGGTAGGAAATAATTCAGCAGTAATAGATCATATTGACCACAATGGACTGAATAACCAGAAAGTCAATTTGAGAGTTTGTTCCATACTAGAGAATGCGTGGAATAAGAAAAAGGGCAGAAATAACATCTCTGGGTATAAAGGGGTTTCGTGGAAGAATGATAAATGGTGTGCTCGTATAATGAAAAATAGGGAATCATACGACATGGGTTCTTATGATTCTATAGAAGAAGCGGCCTTTGCATATGATGTGACTGCTTTACATCTTTTTGGAGAGTTTAGTTGTATAAATTTTGATAAGAGTTTATATATTGACGTAGATGTGGAAAAGGAGTATAATGCTAGACACTACACTCCAACCTGCATGTATCGGGGTGTGGTGAAACGGCATTCTACTAGGTATGAGGCTAATGTATGTGACCATAGAAAAGTCATATACTTAGGATCCTTTCCTACTGCCGAAGCCGCCGCTATTGCTTATGACGCCAAAGCCTTCGAGCTTAAAGGTCTGGGGGCGAAGCTCAATTTCCCTGAGCGTGTCGTAGATGGTGTTTATAATAAGGAGGTTACTAATGTTTAAGTTTGTGAGTAAAACAGTGACAGAATTCGACAGCCACATAGGAGATGATATAAGGGAACTGATTAAGCAAGCCCCTATCCCTCTGTGTATCTATCAGAACATTAAGATAAATTCCTATGAGGACAAATTCATTGAACCTTATCTCTCTAATGAGGCATTTGTCTGGAAAGTGGAAAATGCTTTGAAGTGGTCGAGTCATCTTACTAGCCACCAGCTACCAAGGCATTATGATGAGTATTTAGCCACGGATGCCATTACTGAGTTGCTGAAGCGGTTTAAGGACTTCTCTCTATGAC